TGGGCAACCTGTTGCAGGGCAATCCCGAACTGTGGGCTATTGCTGGCGACCTGTTCGTCAAGCACATGGACTGGCCTGGAGCGCAGGAGCTATCTCAACGCCTCGCCAAGACTATTGATCCTAAACTTACCGAGGACAATGACAAGTCTCCCGCGCTCCAGGCCGCTGAACAGCAGATGCAGGCGATGTCGCAGGAACTTGACCAGATGCACCAGATGCTCAAGGGCGTGCAGCAGTCGATGGAAGCCCAGGAACTGGAGATCAAGAAGTACGACGCCGAGACGAAGCGCATCAGCGCCACGCAGGCGGGCATGAGTGAAGATCAGATTCAGGACATCATCCGAGGTACGCTGGCCGCCGCGATTGAAACCGGGGATCTGATCAGCGGCGACATGAACCGAGGCGAAATGGCTTTTGAAGGGGCACCCATATGAAAATGAACGAATTCATTGGGCACCTGTTTCTTGCCCGTGATGTGACGCATAGCGCGCACCTGAACACCCGGTCTTACGCCAAGCACATGGCGCTTGGTGAGTTCTACGCCAAGGTCATTGACCTGGCCGACTCGCTGGCCGAGGCGTATCAGGGCAGGCACGGTCTGGTGGGTCCGATTGCGCTCAAGGGAGCCAAGGCACCCAGCAACCTCGTGGCTTTCCTTGAATCCTCCCTGAGCGATATCGAATCCAATCGGTATGATGTCTGCGACCGCGACGACTCAGCGATCCAGAACATTATTGACGAAATCGTGGGGCTGTATCTCAGCACGCTCTACAAACTCAAATTCCTCGCGTAGGAGTACATATCTTGGAACTTCTGAATACCCTGTCTGACTCGACGTTCACGGCTCGCAGCGCGGCGTATACCGGCACTGCGGGCACAACTGCAACTTGGCCTGCTGGGCCGCAGGGTGTATGAGCATTGAGGGTTCCCCATGAGCGGTGTCAAGATTAGCGATTTGCCGGATGGCACCGCAGCGGTAGGTACTGACCAGATCCCTATTGCTCGCACGGGCGTCACCTACCGCGTCCCAGCGTCCAGCTTAGGGGGCGGTGGCGTAACAGGCCCAACCGGCCCTACCGGCCCTGGCGGCGGCGCTACCGGCCCCACAGGACCGACTGGCGCTACCGGCCCGACTGGACCCACGGGCGCTGCTTCTACGGTCACTGGCCCTACAGGCCCGACTGGCGCGGCGTCTACGGTTACCGGTCCTACAGGCCCGACCGGCGCGGCGTCTACGGTTACCGGTCCTACAGGCCCGACTGGCGCTGCATCTACCGTTACCGGCCCTACTGGCCCAACAGGCCCTGCGGGCGGCGCGACCAACACGATTCTGACGCTTCCCATTGAGAGCGCGCTGTTTCCGGCTTCCAACTACGCGCAGTTCGCCAGCTTCATGGGAACGAACTTCCCGATCAACACGCTGGCGTTTGACACGGGCACTTCGGAAACGGTGTACTTCCGGCTTATTGCGCGCAACTATGCGAGCGGCAATTTGACCGTTCGTATCCGCTGGTATGCCGATACGGCAACCTCTGGCGGAGTGGTGTGGGGGGCGTCCATCGCTGCGGTATCTGCTGGCGATGCCACCAACATGGAGACCAAGGCGTTTGCGACGGAGCAGTTGAGCGCAACTTCAACGGCGTCCGCTACGACTCACGGCCCGGTCGAGGCTACGGTTACGGTGTCCAATTTGGACTCTCTGGCAACGATGGATGACTTGACCCTTCGTATCGCTCGCAAGACCGCCGAAGCTGGAGACACCATGGCGGGTGATGCCTTGGTGATGTTCGTCATTGTCGAATATTTGGCCGCTTAAACATGTCCCGCTTGTTCTCAAACTTGCAGCGGTTAGAGCAAACTAGCGCGGTAGTTACGGCTTATCCCTACACGATGGCCTGCTGGGTCTATGACGACGGCACATCTACGTCATTCCCGTTTTTAATGAATTGCTCGACCAGTGGGACAACCGCCTCCGGCACCAGAATTCCGCTGTTTTTGGATAACACTGGAAAAGTTGGAACGATAAACGACACCTACACTTCCACAACTAGGCCAGTAAATACTTGGTTTCATGCGTGCGCTGTCGAGGCTAGCGCAACCAGCCACGCCGCATTTCTAAACGGCGGGGGCAAAGGGACAAAAACAACCAGTTTTACATTCCCTTCCGGCATGAACCGCACGACCATCAACGCATGGAATGCGGGAGTAAACGCCGGCATCGCTGGCAACATCGCGCACGCTACGATCTGGAACGTCGCATTGGCGGATGCTGAAGTGCTGGAGCTTGCTGGAGGGCTGATTCCGACTCGGATTCGACCTCAGTCCATCATCGCTTACTGGGCCTGTGATGGCCGTGACGCGGGGGAACTTGATCCTTACGGTCGGAACGATATGACCAACTACAGCAGCACAGTCAACGCCAATGTCCCGCGAATCTCCCAGGCATCGTTCATCGCATGAAAATCGTCGTCTACGCGATCTGCAAAAACGAAGCGCAGTTTGTCGCTCGGTTCTGCCAAGCGGCGAAAGACGCCGATGAGATCGTGGTTTGTGATACCGGCAGCACGGATGACACGGTAGCCCTGCTGAAAGCGCATGGCGCGACGGTTCATCACATTCATATTTCCCCGTGGCGATTCGACGACGCCCGCAACGCCGCGTTGGCGTTGGTGGACGCCGACATCTGCGTCAGTCTGGATCTGGACGAGATCCTGCAACCGGGTTGGCGGGAAGATGTCGAGAAGGCATGGGCCGCCGGTACTACGCGCCTGCGGTATCTGTTTGACTGGGGTCACGGGATCACCTTCTACTCGGAGAAGATCCACGCTAGGTCGGGTTACCGGTGGCACCACCCCTGCCATGAGCGGATCGTCCCTGATCGCCTGACTGAGGTCTGGCAGGACATTCACAAGCTGCTGGTGGTCCACAAGCCTGACGAAACCAAGTCTCGCGGCCAGTATCTCGACCTGCTGCGTATCAGTATCGAGGAAGACCCGCACTGCGACCGCAATGCGTTCTACTACGCCAGGGAGCTTTTCTTTGCGGGGCAGCCGGACGAGGCCATCAAGCAAGTCAAACGGTACTTGGCGCTCCCCCGTGCTACATGGCGGCAGGAGCGCGCCTACGGGATGCGAATCATAGGCAAAGCCTACGCTGCCAAGAATGACCGTCAATCGGCCATTGAATGGTTTCGCAAGGCGTGCGCGGAGTCGCCTGAATACCGCGAACCGTGGTGCGACTTAGCGGAAGAAGCCTATGTGCAATCTCGCTGGCCGGAGTGCTACGGCGCCGCGCTAACGGCGCTGACGATCACGCACCGCGAATGGGTCTACATGGCCGACCCCGAAGTGTGGGGCGCCAAGCCGTATGACCTGGCCTCGATCGCCGCGTGGAACATGAGCCAGCCTAAATTAGCCGAGCAATACGCCAAACAGGCGCTGGCTCACGCGCCGCACGATCCAAGATTGAAAGCCAACCTGGAGCTTATGGCCGCATGAAAGACCCGCTCTCCTTAATCAAGGCCGGGGTGTTTATCCTTGCGCTGGCCGCGTTTCTGTTCCTTGCTAAGGCGAATGCACAGATTAGAGTTAACGTGGGCGGCCCTGCGGTTACGCAGCCTGCCGGTGTGGTGTGGGCAGCGGACACGTTTAACCTCGGGCAACCAGAAGGGGGCGCTACTGTTTCTACGGTCAAGGGAACGGACTCCCCACAGGTCTTCAAGACCGCTCGTTGGTACGAAACGACTGCTACCTACGCCTTCACTGTTGAGGAAGGCAAGACCTACACCGTGCGGTTGCATAGCGCAGATACTTGGCCGAATACGCAAAGGGTAGGTGCTCGGGTTTGGTCTGCCTCTGTCAACGGGCAGGTCAGAGGGCCGATTGATGTCTTCGCCCGCGTGGGCGCGAACGCTGCCCATGTCGAGCAGTGGACGAACATCAAGCCCGTTGCTGGCAAGGTCAGTATTGTCCTGAGCAAAGGCGCTGCGGATAATCCGCTGATGTCTGCTATTGAGATCCTTCCTGAAACTGCGGCCACTACGGACCTCAAAGTCCAATGGGACCATGTAACGGCCAATACAGATGGCACGCCTCTCGTTGGTCGAACGGGTTACCGCATTGAACTTTCAAGCTCTGAGGCAGGCCCATGGGCGACAGCGGCAACCGTGACTACCAATTCCTCGACCCTGAAAGTCGGCTACGGAAAAAGCTGTATTCGCGTCCTGACCTTGACCGCTACCGAAACGAGCGTGCCGAGCGCCTCCGCGTGTGTGACGAAAGCACCGCCGCCAAGTGTGCCAAAGGCACCGGAGAATGTTGGCGCACAACTCACGGGGTACCATCGTGCGACTGGACCCACAATCGAGTCGTCTGCAAGCTTCAGGTCTATGTGGACGCGCTCCCTTGGAGCTAACTTAACTGTTGATGGCTGACCGTGCCAATGCTTGTAGAGCTACCGCCGCAAGGTATGATAGCGCCGTAACGCGGCGGTTTTTCACTAACTTTTACTGAGGTTTTTAGCCTAATGGCTACCTACAACAAGTTCCAGGCATGGGCTGAAAATATGCCGGAGGCGGCGAACCTCGGCTCCGACCAGTTTGTCATTGCCTTGTCAAACACCTCGCCGGTCGCGGGTAACAGCGTGTTGGCCGACATCACGCAGATTTCTTACACCAACCTGTCCTCGCGCAATGTCTCGACGACCAGCTCCTCGCAGACGGGCGGCACTTACACGCTCGTCCTTGCGGATCTGGTGATGACTGCCACCGGCGCTGTCGGCCCGTTTCAGTATGTCGTGCTGTACGACGACACGGTAGCGAGTGACCCGCTCGTCGGATGGTGGGATTACGGCTCGTCAATCACAATGGCGAACGCCGAAACCTTCACCGTGGACTTTACCGGCGCTGCCATCACCCTGAGTTAAAAACTATGACCGACAACGTAATCCTGCCGGGTACTGGCGAATCGGTTGCAACTGACGATGTAAGTGGCAACCAATACCAACGCATGAAAATGTCGGACGGGCTTGACGGCTCGACCACGCATATGCGCGTTCGGACGAACCACCCGTTGTTCGGTGACGGTGGCGCGGTCGTTCGGCAGGCGCCGGCCGATATTTGGGCTGCGTCGTTTAGCCAAGTTGGCTCAGCGCTCATGGAGACCGACAAATTTACGCAGCGCCGAGCGGGGACGGGCGTCGGCGTGTCCCAGGCCTCGGGCAGCCTTTTGCTTACGACTGGCACGACCGCGAACAGCGAATACCTCGCGCGCTCCGTCCAGTCGTGGCGCGGAGCGTTTACCGCGCGTCACAAGACAATCCTCTCGCAACGCATCGCAAACCAGAACTTTGTGATGCTGCTGGCTGACAGTATCGGCGAGGGCCTGTCGACTACGATCAACAGCGCGACGAGCATCACGGTCACAAAAACCGCGCACGGTTTCACGGCGGCAAATGTCGGCCAGTCGATGTACGTCGGCGCGATCAGTGGTGCAAACGGCGTCCCGGGTCGCTATGCCATTGCATCGGTGCCCACGGTTGACACGATCACGTTCACGGTTGCGGGCTGGCCGGCGTCCGGCTCATGCACGGTCGACCTGTTCGGGTGGAATTTTTTCCGCTCCTCGTACAGCGGCACGACGGCCACGGCATCTGGAGTTGACGCGCAGCGCAACGGGTGGAACTCGGGCGACACGACGGCGACGATCAACACGACTGCAAGCCCCGGTCATGTGATGCAGGTCTATGCTGACGGACGGAACGTCAACTGGGCCGACACGCTTGTTGCGTCGTCGACAACGCCGACGGCGACCTCTCGCGCGTCTCGCATCGAAGCAACCCCGGAAGACGACGTAGAGCTTTACTGGTTCATCTGGCTGTTCAACGGCTCGACAGCACCGGCCTCTACAACGACCTGGACAATCGGATTTTGTTCCGTCGAAGACAACGCGAACGTCCCGACCTACATCGCCGGTGTTCGGCCGCTCGGTTCGCAGGCCGCGCTGCCGGTCTCGCAGGTCGGCACAGCAACCGTAACGTTTACCCAGCCCGCGCTTGTCGCCGGCTCTGCTCTGTTCGGCGACGTCGCCCAACAGTATCGCGGGAGCGCAACGGGCGCGGCGTCGGGCACTCACCTGGTTTCGGCGGCGACCACAAACCCGACCGTCGTCAAAGCAAGCGCGGGGCGCCTTCTCGGCTACGTGCTGGCGAATAATGCCGCGACGATGGTCTACGTCAAGTTCCACAACCAGACAACGACGCCGACCGCCGGGACGGGCGTTGTGCGCTCGGTCGGCATCCCGGCTGGCCGCACCATTACGTTCTCCCTTGAAGGCGGCATCGCGTTTTCAACCGGCATCGGGCTGACAACCGTGACCGGCGCTGCAGACGCCAACAACACCGCGGTCGCGCTGAACGACATCGTGGGCGATGTGTTCTTTGCATGAAAGTGCTTATTGCGCTCGACACCGCGTTGTATGGCGAAGTGCTGCAAGCCGGACAGTTGGCTATCGTGTCCGATGCTGACGGCGCGTCGCTGATCGCGCTCGGCGCAGCGACGGAACTGATGGAGGACGAGCACGGCGGCTTTGCTGTGCCGATGCAGACGGAGGCTGAATGAGCCTTCTGCTGCTATTCAACCAACCTGCGGCGGGGGCATACACGCTCACCGCTGCGGGTGGGGTTTACTCGTATAGCGGCAACAATGCCACGCTGACGTATACGACCGCCGGGGCGTTTAGCTTGGCTGCGGACGGGGGTGTGTACTCGTATACTGGCAACAACGCCGACCTGATATATTCGGGCGGCCCCCCTCCACCGCCTGTGGCGGCTGACATATACTTCATAGAGTTGCGTTCGTTTACAGAACGCAGGAGAATCTGACTATGGCGATCAATCTCAAAGCAATCACTTCCTGCATCGGATACCAGCAGATAACTTCGATGTCCGGTGCGGTTTCGCTAACGGTTCCCGCGCGGGATGCTAACGGGCTGTCGATTAAGCCGACGCTTGCCCTCATTACCCCCGAGGGAGCTGCCGTTCGTTGGCGCGATGACGGCACCGACCCTACTACGGCGGTCGGTATGCCGCTGGCTTCTGGTGTGACCTTGCAGTATGACGGGGATCTCTCGCGGATTCGCTTCATTCAGCAGACAGCAAGCGCCATCCTCAACATTAGCTACTACGCGTAAGGGTGCATCATGCCTAGCATGGCCAACGATACCGCCGCTTTTGACCCGGTGGACTACTACACCAAGCAGCTTCCGTTAGACTTAGCTCGTCTGACCGAATTGCGCGACGAACTGAGCAAGCGCCAGGGCGCAATGATTGCCGTTGACGATGCGTTGAAAGATCGTGAGGCGGCGGCGGCAGAGCTTGCCGAAGCCAAGGAGCAAGCGACTAGCCTGATCGCTGACGCCAAGGTAGCGGAGGCCAAGAGCAAGGCCAAGGCCGCTGATTTGGATGCGCGCGCGAAGGGGCTTGACCGTATAGAGGCTGACGCCCGTGCGGTGCTTGTTTTACGGGAGACAGCGGTTGCCGGCCGCGAGCGCGATGTTGACGCCCGAGAGTCTGCCGCCGCCGCCAAGGAGCAGGCGTTGGCTGACGCTGCGGACAAACTTGCCGTAGAACGCGCGGCTTTTAACGCTAAGGTTGCGTCTTTTCAGGACATGGTTACCCGGATGAGGGGTTAATACGTTGCTTACCGGATAGGAACCTCGTATTAGTTGCACTTGTGCCACAAGTCGCATACCATTTATTTGTACTGGCCCGATTGACCAGGGATTCCAAGGAATCAAGATGAACGACGAGATTGCCCCCGAAGTAGCGGTTGAGACTACCGCGCCGGAACAGGTGGTAACGGCTACCCCTGAACCTGAAAGCACCCCGCCGGAAGTCAAGACGTTTACGCAAGACGAAGTAGACGCCCTGATTGGTAAGAGGCTTGCGAGAGAACAACGCAAGTGGGAACGGCAGCAGCCACAGGCGCCAAAAGCGCCGGTAGTTGAAGCTCCGTCTCTGGACAAGTTTGAGTCGGTAGAAGCCTACGCTGAAGCGTTGGCTGCGCGTAAGGCAGACGAGCTTGTTTACAAGCGAGATGCCGAACGTCAGCAGTCAGAGTTTCTGGCGCAGTATTACGAGCGTGAAGAACAGGCACTGGACAAGTTCGCGGACTTTAAGGAAGTCGCTTACAACGCCCAGGTGCCGATCACCGAAGTAATGGCTGAAACCATCCGGGCGTCTGAAATCGGTCCTGATGTGGCGTACTACCTCGGCTCGAACATCAAAGAGGCTGAGCGCATTTCCCGCCTGACGCCGCTTTTGCAGGCCAAGGAGATCGGCAGGATTGAGGCGAAAATCATCGCCGCGCCCGTGCCGGTCAAGAAAACAACCAACGCTCCAGCACCTATCGCGCCTGTGGTTCCACGGGGAACATCCCCCGCCTACGATACGACCGATCCTCGATCCATCAAAACGATGAGCACCTCGGATTGGATTGCGGCAGAGGAATCACGGATGCGAAAGAACTGGGAGGCACGCAACCGCTAACTTTGAGGAATACTCGTGGCTAACTCACTTCTTACGATTGACATGATCACCCGCAAGGCTCTCCAGATTCTGGAGAACAACCTTGTCATCACCCGCAACGTCAACCGCCAGTACGACGACAGCTTTGCCGTCGAAGGCGCCAAGATCGGCTCCACCCTCCGCATCCGCCTCCCGGATCGCGCGCTGGTGACCGATGGTGCTGCACTTCAGGTGCAGGACGACAACGAGCAGTTCACCACGCTTTCGGTCTCCAGCCAGAAGCACATCGGCGTGAACTTCACCTCTGCCGAACTGACCATGCAGTTGGACGACTTCGCGGAGCGCGTTCTCAAGCCGCGTATCTCGCAGCTTGCGTCCAGCATCGACGCCGATGTGGCGAATGCGTACAAGGACATCTACGCTTCGGTCGGCACCCCCGGCACGCCCCCGGCGACCTCGCTGGTGCTGTTGCAGGGCCAGCAGAAGCTGAACGAAGCGGCTGCCGGAATGTCGAACCGCTACCTGACCGTCAACCCGGCGGCCAACGCGGGCCTGGTCGAGGGCATGAAGGGTCTCTTTAACCCGGTCAGCACCATCAGCAAGCAGTTCAAGAGCGGCCTGATGGCGGAAGGCATCCTCGGCTACGAGGAGATGGGCATGAGCCAGTCTGTGCGCGTGCACACGACCGGATCTTGGCAGACCAGCGGCAACATCACCGTCACCTCGACGCTGTCTACGCAGGGTCAGGCTACGCTGCCGATCAGCTTTACGGGCACCGGCTCAACCTGGAAGCGCGGCGATGTGTTCACCATCGCTAGCGTGTTTGCGGTTAACCCGCAGACCCGTGAGACGACCGGTTCGCTTCAGCAGTTTGTGGTGACCGAGGATCTTACGGCGACCACCACCGGCACGCTGAAGATTTCCCCGGCGATCTACACTTCGGCTTCGGCGCTGGCTACGGTCAATTCGTTCCCGCAGGCGTCGGCGATTGTGACCATGGTTGGTACGGCTAGCTCGCAGTCGGCTCAGAACCTGATCTATCACAAGGATTCGATCTCGTTCGCTACCGCCGATCTGCTGCTGCCGCAGGGTGTGGACATGGCTTCGCGCCAGGTTCACAACGGCATCTCGATGCGTATTGTCCGTCAGTACGACATCAACAATGACCGCCTGCCGTGCCGCATCGA